TATGTAACATCTAATCCAAAACAAGATGAAAACATTTTGACGATTGAATTTACATTTCCAATATCAATAACAAAAGATAATGCTATTGAAGAAATTGACCAACTTATAACAGAGGCTGACGGCAATTCTGACTTTACTTTTACAGGTCACGAGCCAAAGTTTTTTGAAAAGAGTATGGAAACGGAGGAGGAATAATGATGAAAGTAAAAATATGCGAGGGTTGTTTAGAAGATGACCAACAAAATAACATTATAACATATAGAGATATGAATTTTCATAATATTTGTATTGAAGATGTTAAGAAAGTTGAGGGTTGGGAATAATGGAAATGTTTGAGTTTTTTTTAGACAAACCGATTCCTGCAACTAAGAGCAAGAAACAAAAAGTGTTGTGGATGTTAGAAATTGCAAGAGCCTCCAATAGAAAGATTAAATCTATGACTTTTGTATATGACTATAAGATACCAAGAATTAGTGGAACAATACACCAACTAAGACAAGATGGACACGACATTTTATCTCACGATTTATCTAACGGTAGTTGCGAGTATGAATTAATTGCAACTGCAAAAGAAGTAGAAAGTATGAGGAGTTTAATTGAGTAAGACAGGAAATAGTGAGCTTTACTATGACCGCATGGCAGACCACATTAACAATGAGGAAGATTATCTAACACAGAATCTACATGCAAACAGACGTAAAAGAACACTTGTAATAAATAACATGATTAAGGACGGATACAGCGTCATACAAATTGCAAAAAAGTTTGATGTATCAAGACAACGTATCTACAAGATAATGGAGGCAAACAATGATTGAAATATTTACAGCAATACTTATACCAGTAGCTTATATAACTGGCAGAATTATTGGTCAAGAACAAACAAAGAAAAACTTTATGAGAGTTTATAAACAAAATCAAAGATTAATTAAGAAAGGAAAAGCACTGTAATGGCTAAATTTGATATAAGCAAATACGAAACAGTAGAAGAAAGACTAAAGAAATTTTGGGCAGACTATCCTAACGGACGTGTTTGGACTGAAGAAATTTATGTAAGCGAGGACGCAAAGACAGTAATCTTTAAAGCATTTGTTTATATAGATAAAGAAGATATAAATCCTGTGTCAACTGGGATAGCAGAAGAAACAAAAGGACAAGGTAATACTTTTGTTAATACTACATCTCATGTAGAGAATTGTGAGACATCTGCAATAGGTAGAGCTTTAGCTAATTGGATGTATCAAGGAAGTGATAAAGCAAGACCTAGCTTACAAGAAATGACAAAAACACAGGCTTACAAAGACGACAAAGTAGAAGTTACAAAAGTTGATATGCGTAAGACAGAAAACAAAACTACAAAAGAAGAACAAGCAAAAATGGACAAAATCATTGATGAGATGGTAGCAGAACCAAGAACGCCTAAAGGTAAAAACAAAAAAAATGCAGACCAAATGTTACATGTAATGAAATCTGTTTGTAGTGATGATAAACAAATGAAAGAGATACAGGCAACTGCATACGCCAAAGTTGTAGAGCAAGATGGATTTATGGAGGATGTAGAAAAATGGTCAAGCGATATGATGACAAGATTCTTAGATTTGTTTGAAGAACTTTACAAAGAGACAACAGGTAGTATAGATAACGTAGAAAAAGTATTTGATGTTGAGGGAGGTGATGACGTGAATTGGAAAGAAAATCCTGCAAGTGAAAAACAACTTAAATGGGTTAACGATATTGTATCAAAAGCAACAGACCAAAATGCAGAGTTTTTAGCAGAACTAAAAGAGATGTATGGTGATGGCAATATTAATGGCGAAGTAGCCTCCCAAATTATAGATAAATACAGTAATCAAGTCTAATGACTGATGAATTAGAGCGTGTATCTTATAATGTAGAAAAGCTTATTGCAAAACTACAAAAAAGATACCCTGAGTATGATTTCTCTCAACCGATTAGACCTAATCGTGTACATAGGTGTGTTACAAAAAATGACAGACCTGGCGAATATGCTACTGACGTTGAGGGAAACGACTTTTGTATTAGACAATTTAAACAAACAAGAGACGACAACCCTTATGTTTATGAAATAAAAACTTGTTACGCAATACTTAGAACAAAACAACAAAAGGATGATATGAAGAACGGAGCATTTTAATGGCAAAAAATATATTTGAAGAACCAAAACAACTTAAAAAGTGGGCTATTGATTTAGCTAATGCATGTGGTGGACAAGAAGTTACACAGACAAGCATAAAATTAAATAAACATAGCGTACAAAAAGTAGATAAATTATTAGAGCAATTCGCAGTAGATTACAATTTTCATATGCAAATGATGAACGAAGTTAGAGAGAAACAAGATGCTAAAATAGAGGAAGAATAATGTGGATGGATGAGCCTTTGTTAGATGATTTAGATGATGAGTTAGATACAATAAAATGTCGTGTTTGTAAACAAACTGATGTTTTAGATGGCAAGACTGGTCTTTGTTACAACTGCAACAGAGGATTTATCTAAAGTATGGCTAAATTATCCCAACCTTTTTTGTTAACTGTGAAAGTCAACACACCTGGATGTGACCACAAACCTGTACGAGATGTAAAATCTATGCTTTTATCTAAGCTAGGAGTCTGAAACCACGTACGATTACCTTGTTGTTTACTACGAAAATGATGATAGTGACCTGTAACAAGTATTTCTGCCTCACCACTAGGTAGGTGTCCATACATCTGACCTTTCCACCAATTCTCTATTTTAGTTTCAGGATTACCACTGCCTCCACTCATATGTCCATGACTCCAGGCACAAGTCTTAGATTTAATTTTTATAACTTGATGATAAGAATCAGGAACTACAACTTTAACTTTTTTATATCTTTCTACGTTAGCTTTCATTATTTCTTCACAAATTTGCAAGTGCATTGTGTCACTGTTATCTAATCTATCTGTAAATACTTGACCTTTACCTGACCTAGACATTTCACCATGATTTCCTGGTACACCACAAAGAGTTATTTTATCTGCTAACGGAAGAAAAGTATCTACTGTTTTCATAATCATAGAACGTGCAAGAGCATATTGTTCTATAAGAGAGAGTTCAACATTAAAAGGCTGCGAATCGAAAAAAGCAGACGTACAATTTTCTGTAAGGTCACCAAGTCCTACAATATATATCTCGTCTATATTTACCCCAAGTTTACGTAAATCTTTTATTCTATTTATAGCGTCTTGTAAAGCAATATCATACCTTTTTACTGTATTTGCCACACCATAATCTTTTTTACCTAACTGCCAATCAGCCATAAAAAACAAAAAGGCGGTGTCACCGCCATATGTCCTTACTTTTAAGGGTGGTTTTTTAGATGCTTGTTTAAGTAAAGCCTTAAAATACTTGTCATGTCCTGGATTTTTCTTCTTTACAACGCCTTTAAATGCATAAAATGTTGTAGTTTCACCACCTTTTAGTTGAGTATTCCATGCTGAAGCACGTACTGAGCCTTCTATTTCATAGAATTTAGGGTCAAATCCCCATTGTAAGAGTATGTCATCAAACTTTTCTCTGTAATTAGGGTCAGTTCCTACGTGTGTTATCTCACCTAATCCACTCTGTTCGTTAACTTCAAGACCAGGTTTCCAACCTGACTTATAGAAATTATTACCCCACTCTTCAGGTATAGGTTCTTTACGTGTAATACATCTCCAATCCTGTCAATAGTATTATACAGGATAAATAAGACAAAAACTACTTTGTAATTTGTTTTTTAGCGTATTCTTTTACGACCACTAGAGCTGCACCACCACCTGCGATTGCCGCAAGTTCAACAGCATTTGCGTCAACACCAACTAATGGGCTGACCACTAATGCACCTATGAATGCTTCAACAAACGTCCATATGGTTTTCTCTAGCATGTCTTTTAATGAATCACTCATTTTATAACTCCATGCTTCGTTCCAAGGAGTCCACCCCACATCTTTTTTAAATGTGCCGTCTTGGTTTCTTTGTCTTTTATTTTTTTCGAATAAATCACTCATATTATGTTCTTTCCATCAAGTTTAGCAGTCAAAACTTGTATTTCACCGCTTATCTCTTGTAGTTTTTGATATACATCTGTAGGTTCTTGTGCCTCTAACTGTATTTTGCTGTATTCAATAGTAACTTCGTTACCTGCTAACAACTGTGCAGAAATTTTAGGATATAATTTTTTATACGCATTGGCTGAACTGCCGACCATACCATTAAAGTTCACATCTAAATCTTGTTGACTATCACCAACTATAAGACAACCTGATGTGTGTTCGTCAGTATTCCCTTGGTGAATTAAGATATACTCAAATCCTGGAACATCTTGAATCCACAACATTCCACGGTGGAATGTAGGATATTTACTGGTATAACGTTGATTAAATCCTCCAACTGTCCTTAATTTAATTTTGTAAGTTCCTTCAGGTATGCAAGTTTCATGCATAACTTTTTTAACTTGATATTGGTCCTCTAATGTATAACATTCAAACAAACCATCAATAAATAACAATCCATTTGTTGCGTCTTTACCCAGTTGGGTTCGTATTACTTGTAATTTCATCTCTCACCTTTTTTATTACTCGTTTTTCTATTTCACTATGAGAATTTATCCCATGTTTACAGTTACATATAGTAACCCATGTGTTATTAATAAGTTTAGCTGTACATTTTTGTTCGTACAATCTTTTCATATAACTCATTTTCTAAAACTTATAGTTAATAACCATATAGCCAGTGTAATTAATGTAGCTAACCCTGTAACTTGTTGGGCTGAACCAGTCAAGGTTAATGTAGCAATAACTAAACCAACCAAAGTCCAACTAAGGTTTAATGTTTCCTTTATTGCCTGTACAAACCAGTTGCCTAGTTTTTTAAACATTGCCTCTCCTAAACATAAATGCTGCCATACTAGCTATTCTAGTCAAAATAACTGGTACAACTACCTCTTGTGCTTTTTCTTTTTGGTCATTTGTCATATCATCTCCTATGTTTCCTATACTTATCTGTGAAAAATCTACATCTACAAATGTTTCTATTGGATTTTCTAAGAATGTCTCGAATTGTACCTCTGTAACAACATCAGCTAATGTATAGTTCTCTACATCTGCATTTTCTACAGCTCTTTCAACGTATTCTTCTACTGCTTCTGCAACAACTTCATCTTCTTGTATTGCTTCTGCAATGATTTCAACATCCTCAGTCT